GGCATGGAAATACTTGCCGGACTCATTGAGCGCAAACACTTAAGCCAATCACTATATATATAGTAAGGTAGGACTATGAACATAGATAACAAAGCACTAATATATTTTGCTGAGGCATGGCGTGATGTGGTCGTTGACCAGATAGAAGAGATGCACTTCCTACTATGTACGGTCATGCCGATACAGGAAGCCGACCTATGTTGGCACTATCTGGTGCGGCATTACTATCATGAGATGCCAATAGCAGAAGCATAAGGGGGACACGGCCTTGGCTATACGGGTCTGGGGAGGCCACGCCAGGACGGCTGATTCGGTAATCTTTTCGGGGGCTGATGATGCCATGCCAGCAAGCCCGTGGGTGGGATAGTCCTGCCCACGGGTAAGCGAAGGAAACAATATGGATATTGACCAGAACATCAGGCTTTACTGGCCTAAGCGCAATGAAGAAATGAAACAAAAACACAAGGACACATTGCGTTTAACTATGCTGCATCTCATGCAACGACTTGACTACATGCAACAGTTGTCTTACATTGAATACGTATTACACAAGCCTATTTCTTTTAGGCATTTTGAAGCAACCATTAAAACATTAGGATTAAGACCATGCCTGGGAACGTGCCGGACGATTACAGATTAGGATTTAAGAGGTGTCCAGACTGCGGACAGAGCTACCATCTAAGCGGTGAGTATGAGTGCGCATGCCCGATTACCGACTGCGATGAGTGTGGAGGTATGGGTCACACCATAGGATTCCTCGGACGCAAGAAGATTAAGTATCCTTGCGAGTCATGCGAAGGGGGTGAGTGATGGACCTCCCCTACGACAACGGAACAATAATAGAAGAGAGTAAAACAGAGAAGGCACACATTATATTGTGTCACTTCCCTGACCGTGGCCCACCGTGGGCAACAGACGGACAATATGTATGCTGGATTGTGCACCCAATATCTGGATGCGTAGCTGGCATATACGAGACTGACGAAACAAGAGCACTAAACCTATTTGAACTAAGAGTGAGGGCAGAACAATGAGTGAACAACATGAAGAGATAGCGAAGAAACTATTCAAAGCACTGGTATCTGTATGCCACGTGGTGGAGGCACAGCACCTACACTTCGCTGTAAACAACTGGCAGAAAGAGGACGGCATTGGAGCATTTGACTATGCGACCAGCGCAATAGACGAGGCGGCAGAAGTCCTATTCCCTGAACTAATGGAAGCATATCGGGAGGAACAATGCGAAGAGTAGTATCGGAAACTTTACCTGAACTGAAGGCCAGGATGAGGGCCAATGAGTTAGGAGATAAGGCTAATGATACAGGGCACGGGCAGGTACAATGCCCATTCTGTGCCAAGGTATACAAGGCTGACCCTCGAAATAAAGAGCACTCCATCTCAGGCATATGCGATGATTGCTTTCCCTCTGAACCTACGCCAGTAATGGTAGAAGAATACGATGACGATGAAGACAAACCTTTCTGATAAGAAGTACAAGCTGGTCCAGTATGTACGTGTTGACTCTACGATTGACCATCCACCGATGACATATCGTGAAGCCCTTGATGCACAGAACATGAAGACTAAATCAGAAGGTAATACTAAACCCCAATATGTTTACAAGATAGAGATGGAATAAGTAAACCTTGACCATGCCCATTGTTGTAGGTACATTTATAATATGTAGCAGCGGCAGGGTGGCGTGAGATTGTCAAACTCCCATCCAGATTTTTAACAACAGGTGCCCATTGACCGGCGCCATAAGGAGAGAGAGATGTCTATTACAGTAGACGGTAAAGAGTATGCTTTGACTGACGGCAGTTATGACCTGAAGTCTATCTTCAAGCATAACATTATGTTGGCTGGGCAGATTGCGGAGTCTGTGTTCAACGCCAACGTGGTGAACTATCATAACGACATTGCATTTAAGTCATTCGTTAACGATGCTTATGATGCCAACGGGGAGAATGCGGGGAGTCTATTGCTTGTAGCATTCGGGGGTCCTGGCGCCATTCAGGAACTGATGCAATCGGCAGCGGCGCACGGCCTCAAGGGTGCGAAGCGTGCGACAGCACGACGCAAGCGGGCATGGCAGTCGCAGCTAATCGAGGCCCTTGTTGGTCACGGTCATGATGCTATGCGTAAATACTTTGATGAGAACAGAGACGAGTTGATGGAGAAGTGCGACGTACCAGTAGACGATCGCAAAGAAAACTATGAGGACATGTTGATTGCCACGGGAAGGGGCACCTTGTCATACAAGGTCAGCATGTGGGAAGGCAGCGGAGCCACGAACACTGGCGGGAAGTACGCTATCAGCCTGGCGTATCGACTTGATGCCAACAACAAAGGCAGGGCCAAGAAGTCTAAGGCACCTGAAGCGAGCACGAATGGTGTAAGCACTCAGGCCCCAGCCTCGGCTAAGTAGCCAACCCAGGTGTCGCTGGCCCCATTACCCTGGGGCTGGCGGCATCTCTTAAGGAAGAAGAAATGATATGTCATCGCCCATCATGTAGCAGTAAGCTGCTCACCTTGCCTGATTCACCTAACTACATGTCTATATCTATTCGGTGTAAGTGTGGTGCGAGGTATAGAATCAGCTATAAGAATGGTGAACATAACATTGAGAAGGTTGTCATTAACGACCTGAACCTGGCGACTGTTGCACACATCAAGCGTAGCAAGATGCCAGTTGAAGATAAGGTTGATGTGTTGTCATCAATCATTAGCCGCAGCGTCGGCACCAGAGAAGCAACTAATGAAGCATATGGTACACTCATACGTGTAGCAGAATCCTTGAAGCAAAACCTTTTGGAGTAAGACATGATTGCCTTTCACGGTCACAGTATCGTGGGGTCATGGAGCAAGAGAGACAAGTGGAGATACCGTCCGAGACGTAGGTCTGAGCTATGCCCCAAGCATTGGTGGCAGGCGCCAGCTACACCGGAAAATATCTCCAGCTTTATCCAAGACCCTGAAGCCCCCATCGACCAGCTACCGGCAGCGGTGGAGAGGCTGGAAGAACTACTTGCACAGCCTCAGATGGTGCTCGACTCCCTACATTACAAGGCCATAGCTGAGAGGGACACCAAGATACACTGCAAGGTGGAGACTAAGCCAACCCTCGACCAGATGCTGATGGGGACCAAAGCAGACAGGCCACTCGACTACTTGATTCCATACTCAGGTAGGTACAGACCATTCAGCCAACAGCTTATTGGCGCTGACTTCATACTCAAGATGAAGCGATGCGGAATCTTCTACGACATGCGAGTAGGTAAGACACTGACAGCTACGCTTGCATTGAAGTATGCCTTGGTGAATGGGCTTATTGACCATGGCTTTATCATATGTCCACGCATACTTATCGAGGGTGTATGGCAGGCAGAACTGGAAGCCAATGGCATTGACGCCTATGTGTGTGACCGTGGGCCGTTAAGGGATGACAAGGTGTTCTCTCATCTGGATGCCGAAGCCTACATCATGTCATACGAGACACTGGTGGGCAGGCTATCGAGCATCAACTGCCACTTCGATACTTCCAGAATCATGGTCATCTGTGATGAGACAAGCAGAGTAAAGAACCCAACAGCTAAGAGAACACGGGCAGTGCAGGGGCTGACATACCATGCGCCATACGTAGCCATGCTGACAGGCACACCGATGGAGCAAGGCCCTCACGATGTATGGTCACAGATGTTTACCATCGATAGGGGTGCAAGACTTGGTGTTACATTCGATAGCTTTGCAAACAAGTATACATTCCAAGAGGGGCACAGGTTCACGGTCAACCCGGCGAAAAGATTAGACCTTGAGCTTGCCATCCAGACAGCAGCCATCAGGTATGTACGGTCTGAGGCTGACCAGTTCGCAGGTAAGGACAAGAACTTTAGGTGGATTCAACTAAGTCCAAGTGCAGAGCAGGCGCACGCTACCGAGTTGGCCATTGATGGTGTAGTCCAGACATTGAACGGGGAGTATCACGAGATGATTCCCCACATCCTGACCACCTATGGATTCCTGCGGGAGATATGCTGCGGGTACAACAAGGTACGCCTTGAGGAGCTGGGTCCATACTCACGGTTTAGATTTGAGTATGACGCCAAGACACTATGGTTAGAGACATGGCTTGAGAGCAACCCAGGTGAGCCGGCAGTTGTATTCTGTGAGTTCGATGAACATGAGCAGGTAATCTCCGACATGCTGGAGAGGAACAGGGTTCCCCATGTATGGCTCAAGCGTGACAGCCAGCGGATAGGGCCAGCGGAATGTGTCCGTAAGTTTCAAGAGGGCGAGGTTCACGTCATCATCATGAAGACAACGCAAGCGGAGGGCATCACACTTAATAGAATACCTGCGGTAGAGAAGGGCATCGGAGCATACCCGTCCATCATATACATGGCCCCAACGTGGAGCCTGGGCAGGTTCATGCAATCCCAGGACAGGTGTGTAGGTACTGACTCAGAGGGTCGCAACCTAATGACACCCATCTACTGCCTCATCACCAAGGGCAGCATCGAAGAGAAGATAATGAAAGCACTCCGTCAGAAGAAGGGCGTGCAAGAGACTCTGCTTAGGGATGCGAGGCGAGTAGGGTTCACATCATTCCTTGATGAGTTGCGCCTCGACCCGAAGGATGGAGTGGGGGATGGTACGTTTGATGCACAAGAGATGCACTCGCGGAAAGTCCTGGGTATAAGCCCAGAACTCAAGGCTACATGGCGTAGGATTCTTAAAGTTTGCCCTACCGTAGACACTGAAAAGTGTTACAATAATGATAGCCCTGAGCATCAGAGGCTACGTGCAGCACAATACTTGATGAACAAATATGACGAACAAGGGGTATTACTTGTACCCCATATTGAAAGCAAACCAGAGTACGCAACCGTTGAAGCAACAGACTGGGAAGAATCATGAGCCTACTATCACTACTCTCTGAGACAGCATGGAAGTCAAAGTTCCACAAGCTTGGAGAACTTAAGTTAAGACAGTCATCAATAAGACAGTTCAGGTATTGTCCTAAAAAGTTTTACTATGACTATTTTCTTGAGGCTGAAGAGGAAAAAGAAAAGTACGCTAAACCGGCATACTTTACTCTCGGTTCCTACTTCCATGCTTATGTCGAAGCACATTCTCTCGGTCACGATGTCGAACCTGAGAGGCTTCTTAAAGAATGCTGGGACAAAGACGGAAACGTAGACGCAGACTTCAGTGAATGTCTATTCAGGCTGGACAATAAAGAAGTCTTCTATGGCATGAGCCTCAACGACCTGGCGATTAAGGTGTGCAGATACCTGGACCAGTACGGCTTCGCACCTGAGAGGGTGGAGATACTGGAGTCCATGGAGATGGGCAAGGTAAGCATCACAGGTACACCCGACCTCGTTAGCGTGAACAAGTTGACAGGTGAGAGGTTCGTCCTCGACCTTAAGACATCAGGGCTATGGCGTAAGTTCTTCGGGACCGGCAGCCTGAGTGCAGTCAAGTACGATGAGGCACAGATTACTTTCGCCACCCAGCTACAGCACTATGACTGGATGCTCTATAGGCTGCATGGCATTAAGGCAGATAGGTACGGGTATATCTGCCCGGTGAACTTCATACCCAACACCAAGACAGGCAAGCTTAGGGGCGAACCAATCAGTGTCGCACCAGCAGCAACCATTGAACAGTTGGTGGAGATATATGAGTACGACCTATACGGTACAGCGAAAGAGATAGCGAAGTGCAGAGACACTAATGAGTGGCCAAGAAACAGGCCGGAAACCTACGGAAAACTTGATTGCGTGTCATGTAGACACAGGGACGTATGCCTTGGACAACGAGAAATCAGAACAGAAATACCAGACTTTATCAACTCAGACCTTGGCTGAACAACTTAACGAGGACTACACAACACTATGCATTGACGAAGCGAAACATTTTATACAAAAACATCCTGGCAAAACCGCCAAGGAAATAGCACTTATAGAAAACCTATTGGAGACCATTCAAAATGAGCAATGAACTAATGAACATGCCCGACTTCCTTTCCCCCGCCGCTGTGCAGTCAGAGCTGGACGCGCAAGCAGAGCTTGTAAATCCTGCGGCACTCTTTCCAAAGATGCGACTGAACAAAGACGTAAGGGGATTCATGATAACTATGGGTGAGCAGAACCTTGGTACACCAAGCGAGGTTCAGTTCCTTATCCTTGGTTTAGAAAACCTATACGGTAGCCGTGCGCTATTCCCGCCCAGTGGTATGGGTGGAACCACGCCAGTGTGTGCAACACGACTACTCAACCCATCAAAGAAGCCATGGATTGGCAAGTGGAATAACGACAGTGGATTCCCCAACCCTGTAGAGGGTGAGCACGTTTGCGGCAAGTGCCCCTGGTCACAGTTTGGCAGCGACCCCAAGTGGGACGACACAAAGAAGGGCAAGGGCCCAGCATGCAAGGAGCGTCGAGTAATCTACGGCATCAAGGTAGAGGAGAGCGAGCGGCGCGGGATGTTCAAGGTGGTAGACGACACAGTCATCCAGTTTGTTCTGCCTGCTACATCCATCAGGACAACCAAGTCTATGGTGGCCAAGGCTACGGCAGCCAAGATTCCATTGAGTGCTGCATGCTTCCTCTTGTCAGCCAAGATGCACACCAGGGGTTCAATCAAGTGGTGTACCCTTGAGGCTGAACTCATTGGAGTTCTTGGAGACAAGGCCAGCTACGCAAGAGTTCAAGAGCTACGAAAGAAAGTAAGCAACATTGTGGGTGGCAGTGAGGAGTTGGATACCACGCCATACTCTGAGACCAGCGCGACATCGAACGACATCAACTCAAGCGTTGAAGACGATGTCATCCCATTCTGATTTATTAGACGAAATCATAGACTGCCAGCTTGCTGCTCAGGACACATCGAGAATGTGTCTTGAGTTAGCAGGCACGGTCAGCAAGATACGGGACGCAGCAACCGAGGCACTGAAGTTGTTGCAGCAAAGCAAACACGACTACTACTCAATGCGGGCAGTGAAAAAGATAGAGGAGATTATCGATGCGACAGATTGACATACCGCTGTACCTGAAAGAAGACAAGAACGGTAATGAGTACATGATAGGCTCGATGGATGATTCGAGTCTTGCTATAAACGTAGACCTAAAGAAGGTTACATTCATTATCTTCGACCCAACGGAGGACAACGAGGGCAAGATCGTAGCGCCTGGAAAGCTTGTCATTAGACCGAGAGAATACTGAAGCAAACCATTAACAACTAACCACTGAGGGGTAACGAAGTGGACTTGAAGCAGCAGGTACTTGCAGCAATCGATGTAGAGAGAGAAGCAAGAGACATATTAGGAAACAAACACCGTAACGGGAACTACTCCTGTTACAACAAAGCAGCGCACAACAACAACGATGCCAACCCATCCCTATCAATGAACGATAAGGGGTTGTACTTGTGTCATTCATGTGGAGTAAAGGGGGACATCTTCCAGCTCATCATGGACTCAAAGGGGATGAACAGGCAGACAGACTTCGGCAAGCTACTTAAACAACTGGCTGCAAAGTACGGACTCCAAGCAAACACCGTCAAGTTTGAGAAACAAAGAGAGGTAGTGCAAGTCATCAAGGGGTTCAAGCTTCTCGATGATGACAATAAAAAGAAGTGGCTGCTGTCACGTAGAGCAATGGGCAATGAAGCATTGCGTGTACTCAACGACAACTACGGCATCACCAAAGACACAGCACTGAGGTTCGGGCTGGGCTTTGAGGGGCGACGGCTATGGATTCCGATACCGGCAAAGGGGTTCCAACACAAGGCATTTCAGACTGACCTTGTAAACATTCGCAAGCATGACATCCTACGTAAGTGCTGCCAATGGATTGACGATGAGGGCAACAAGTACAGCAGTCAAGCCAAGCATACCAGACCATACTGGGGTGAGAGGGGCGGCAAAACAATAGGCATACGCAACCACAACGTAGCCTACGTGTACCCAATGGAGAAGCTGACAACCAACCTTGAGGTATGGCTCGTAGGTGGTGAGCTTAAGGCGCTGTTGCTCAACCAACTTGGTATACATGCTGTATGTTTTACAGCGGGTGAAGGCAGGTATCACAAGAAGCTGCTCAAGTTCTTTACCAATAAGATTGTCCGAGTAGTGATGGACATTGACGATGCTGGAGAGCGCGCAACATTCGGTGACGAGAAGAGAGATGGTCTTGCTCAAGTGCTTGCAGACAATGGGGCAAAGGAAGTGTACGGAGGCAGGCTACCAGGCATAGCTGGCATGCCAGCGAACGGTGATGTTACCGACTACCTACGATTAAACGACTGGAACGTTGACTCACTTAAGGAGATTGAGTGGGTTAAGTTTGAGCCAAAGCCCACCTTTGAAGCGGGATATGGCGATGAGCAGACACCAGACTATGAGGTTCCAGACTTCGACAAGGTAGAGTACAGCAAGTTCTCTGACCTGCTCGCGCCCAAGAATGCAGGCAAGGTCATCAAGATTCCATTCGTTGTAGCAGGCAGAGGAGAGACGCCGTACCTATTGCCATCGTGCGTGAGGGCTACATGTGAAGCTGGGCAGATGGATGCAAGAAGCATCTGCGCCATATGTCCTATGTCTCGGAACAACTTCGACATGAAGGCTACACTCAACGAAGAAGAGCGCATCGACTTGGTAGGTAAATCGCCAGCCCAGGTGCGGTCATCAGTAGGCAAGAAGCTACGGCTACCGAAGTGCCAGTACCCAGAGATTGATGTTGAGACAGACAGCGTTGAGAAGCTCATCGTCATACCTACCCTTGACAGCAAGAATGCAGGCGACCAGTTCAACTATAGACAGCACGCCATCTATGCGTTGGGTGATGATTACCTAACAGAGAACGTAGCCTACGAGGGTGTTGGTCGTGTACTACCTGAGCCGAAGAACAGCCAGTACACGTGGGCGATGTCTAAGCAGAAGTCTCTCGACAATGACATCTTTAACTACATACACAAAGAGAATGAGTCGAACCACCTGACAGAACTGTTTGGTAATGGGACCATAGAAGAAAAGATAAACAATCTTATCGGTTCGTTGCGCGATAACAAGCTACATAAGTACGGTATTGACAGGCTTATACTATACGAACTGCTTGCATTTTTCATGCCGTTTGAGTTCAGTCTTGGAATGTATAAGAACTACAAGGTGTGCCCAGAGGTGTGCATCTTAGGTGAGCCAAGGTCAGGCAAGAGCAGCACGGCTAAGGATTTGCTTACGCTGTACGGGGCAGGCCGATACGTTGACGCGCCCACTGTTACCACCATCGGACTCATCGGAGGTAACGCTAACTTTGGTAAGACAAACATCTTTACTTGGGGTGCAATCCCCATGTGTCATAGAGCCATCTGCATTATCGATGAGTGTAACAAGCTGAACATCGAAGCCATCGAGACACTGACAAACCTCCGAAGTAGTGGGGTGGCAGAGAGAACAACGGTGTCTGGCGTCAGGAAGATTAGGTCGAACGTCAGGTTCCTATGGTTGTGCAACCCAAGGGGTGGGCGCTCACTTCAGCACTACGGTTCACCAGTACGAGCAGCACAGGATGTGTTCGGTTCACCCCAGGACCTGGCAAGGCTGGACTTGCTTCACGTACAGAAGGCGGCACGATCTGCGCGAGAGGTCAACCAGTTCCACAAGGCAGAGCACGAAGACTGGTACACCAGCGACATCGCACGCTACCACCTACAGTGGGCATGGGCGCTACAAGAACACGACGTTGTATTTGAAGACCCCATCTACATTATGGATAAAGCCATCGACTTGGTCGAGAGGTATCGCTCTGACCTGCTACCCATGGCTGAAACAAAGTTTAAGATTGCCCGCATTGCTGCTGGACTATCCGCCCTTACCTACTCAATCGATAGGCATAACAGATGTTACGTAACCAACGATGCCGTTGATATGGCATGGAGTCTGCTTGACTCATACAAGGATTACAACATTCAAGAAGTAAAGGAAGCAGGGGAAAGGATACCCAACGAACTACACTCAGTGCTCGCCATGCTACCAGCTAAAGAGTTGACCAGGCTCAAGGCGTTCATGATTCAGGACATGATGACGATGAGCGAGATGAAGGAACTGTTCGGGCAGTCATGGACCGTTCAGTTTATACAGGTATCATTCTATGAGCTTGAACTTGTAAGACGTAGACGTAACTACTTTATGTGGGACGAGACGCTTAGGTCATACGTTCAGAAGTTTCTAACAGAAGCAAAGGGTAGACCCGCTTGGGCTCCACCGGGATATTAAGAATGCCACTATACGAATATGAATGTGAATGCGGAAGGACTGTCGAGAGACTGTCCAAGGTAGATGACCCGCCCCCAGATTGTGATTGCGGACGAGAGATGAGCAAGATGGTTAGTCGAACATCCTTTTCATTGAAGGGTGATGGATGGGCTAAAGATAACTACGGTCTAAGGAGAAGCAGTGAAGAGTCCTAAGTTTACCGAGCCCGCAGTATATAAGTGCCAATCTTGTGGTGAAGAGAAGACAATCTCATCAAAGAAGAAGTCTATCAAGTGTTACTGTAGTGGGCTGATGTTCAAGCTCACACCCATGGAGATGATACTTAGGGGTGAGGATGGATAATGATAGGATACGAATCAGAAAGGGTGTATCAGGCAATAGCTTGGTCATCACCAGGCATGACGGCAAGGGAGGTTGTACCTTGTTTATGCCCGTGTCTGAAGATAGGGCAGTTGAGTTTGTCAATCAAAACCTACGAATCGAACTCAGCCCTGACGAGAGGCAACTGATATGCGCGAGAATAAACTCGTAGCACTTGTTCAAGCCAGCCTTGAGCGGCAGTTCAAAGATGCCTGCTACCTCAACAAGAACCACGGCAACCAGTTCCAATCAAGAGGAAGACCAGACATCGAGGGCTGCATATTCGGTAGACACTTTGGCTTTGAGTTGAAGACAGGGTCACGGTTTACACCAGCGCAGATTGCACACCTAAAGAAGATAAGCAGAGCGGGAGGAGTAGGCGGGGGAATCGTCTACGCAAAAGGAGACTACTACTATTTAACCTCAGCACAGGCTGGATCGTTCAGCCTAAGAAACCTTAACCAATACATACAGATACCTTTGAACAGGTATTTAGATTTTACTTTCTTGTACAAATACTTGAACGTCTTTTACCTTTACTACCATGGAGAACATAATGAACTACTTTCTTAAACTGAACACTATTGAGATACTCAACGACAAGCGTGTACTTGTAACAGTGGGCGCCAACTCTTTTGTTGTTGACGAGTCGATGGTTGAAAGAGCACCAGACATTACTACAGGCCCTCAGATATGGGGCAAGTTGGACGACATTAACCGCACCACAATGTCTATTAAGAGATTGCTTGCTAACTCTGAGCAGCCAAGCATAAACATCGAGCCAGCACCTGAGCCCACACCTGAGCCCACGCCTGAGCCGATGCCTGAGCCGATGCCATTACCTCCACCGGAAGTGGCCCCACCTGAGCATGACCTTGAGGCACTGGGATTGAAGTCATCATCCGATGCTCCGCCTCCACCGTTCAAGGTCAATGACGACGCATCACAGCCCATGTCAGTATCTCAAATAGGTAAACAGCTTGGAGACCTGTACGAGAAAGAGCCCAAGCAACGGCGAAGAATCATTAATAAGATTGCAGGGATGGTCCGACTCGACATGCTTGCCATCAAAGACTATCTGCCTGGTGATCTTCGTAGGGCTGTGGTCTCGCAGATTATGCAAAGAGACTCACTCAATACACCCATCGTACCACCAGACATTGCAGCGTTCCTCGATGACCGACCACTACATGAGACGCTTGGCTCTCGTCAGTGGGACCCAGGAAACGATAGAGCTACCGATACAGTAGGACCCAACTGGTCAGAATCTAAGAGAGTGCTCGACAAGATTGCGAGTGAGGTTGACGAATCAGAGTTCGACCACATGTACCCAACTACTGAGTTTGCTGCCGTCGAAGTTAACCGAAAGTTTAGCGGTAGCTGATAAGCGGTGTATCTTTTTCCTTACGCCTGGTAGAGAAGGTCTTCTGCATAGTATTGATTTCACCAATGCGCTTAAGGAACATAGCCATACGGTCCAGCTTCGCCTTGTCATAGTACAGGCGTTGCTCTGGGCCGTACTTGTATGCCTTCTCACCAAGCACCTGACGAGAGAGGGCGAACCAGTTGTACTCTTGCTTCTCCGAGTTGTACACCTTCTTGGCTACGTTGAAGAACCTTGCGGTGGGAACCTCGCCAAGCAACCAGGCAGCACGAGGGTCAACCCTTGCTCTGCCTGTTGTCGGGTCAATCTTGTAACCAACAGCCTGCTTCATCCATGGCGGTGCGTCTTGGAATGCGCGACCAGACTCAAAGGATGAACGCTCGTACAGCTTGCTCTTAATGTGTGTACCACGGAAGAAGTCTGTGTCAGTCAGGTTCTCAAGTGCAGTGGTTACGCCAAACGGACCACGACCAAGCAGCTTCTCTGGAGACCCACCGAACATCTCCTTCCAAAGCATCATGGAGTCTTCTTGGACAAGCCCGTATCCAGACTTAACTTCTATCTCTTTCTTCCCAGTCATAGGGTCAACACGGATAGTCTTGATTCTCTTAAGTCTTCCCGATAGCCAGTCGGGGTAATCCGCAGGGTCTACGTCCTGGTATTTGTTTTGGTTATTAACAAACTTAAACTGCTGTGCTACTCGACCTGGGTTGTTGACAAGAGAGTCAGCAGAAGTCATCAATGCATGCTTGGTCCATGTATAGAATGGCATGAAGCGTTTGATTGCACGACGCTCAACCAGTGAAAGGTTTGAATAGTCGAACAGGTAATCCTTAACTGCCCTGCCTGCTTGACCAAGAGAGCCTGTGCGATGCGCCTCAATGGTGAACAACATTAGGCGAGACGGAATCTCTGACGCCAGCTCACCAGCACGGAATATATCACGAGCAAAGAAAGCATTCGCTGGCTTGATGGCTTCTTTCCATCCCTCGTTCGCCTTGACTCCAGCACGCTCTGCCATCGCAAGAACCTTGACACCACTCTGCTTGAACAACTCCTCGCTGACGTGTGTAGTAAATACGCCTCGGCGAGCAGCCTCTTGTGCCATCTCTTCAACGGTAAACTCTAAACCATTAGACAGTTTAATCTTATGCTTGGCCAGCTTCTCAATGTCTCGGTATCCGTCACCTAAAGCGTAGCGTGTAGCACCAGCGCCCACACCAGCACCAACGGCAGCACCCTTGAGTCTGCCTTCAATGCCATCCTCTGGGCCTGCGGCAAGAGCACCAACGACACCACCTGCAACAGACTGGGCAGCAACACCACCCTCGGCAACGTTTTTAAGTCCAGCCTTAAGTGCTCCACCTGCAAGGCCACCAGCCACACCACCAGCAGCAGCCCCACCCAAGGCACCAGTAAGCGCCCGGCCACTCAACAGTGAACCAATAACTCCAGAATCTGTAGCCTGGTGTTCTTGCTGTGCCCCGATGATTGCGCCACTACCTGCACCCATCACGCCCATGAAAGCAGACTGTGACTTAGCGAGGTTGTCGATGTCAACGACCTCTTTATGTAGAACGTAAGTCATAACCTTCAGGAAGTTCTGCTGATATGTGGGGTGCAACATTGCAGCACCACTTTGAAGGTACGTAAGGGCAACGTTCGTTACGCTGTTACGCATGTAGAACTCAGGCCATACTGCCATGAGCGGAGCCTTGAACATATTTTGAACAGCGTCATACTTACGCATGAGCCAGTTCATCTCATCGCTGTGGCCATACAGGGGGTCAGAAACCTCTTTGATTATCTTGGCAATGTTCTCAGGCATGTAGTACGAAGATGCCTCAACCGAGAGTGCGCGTTCCCCAACCTCTTGGATAGTAGGGCCAAAAGTACCAGCCTGCCGCGAAACGTCGAAGCCTGGACCGATCTCTTCAGTACCAGCGCGAACGATGTCATCCGCTGTTCGTGCATCCCCTGGCGTGAAAGTCCTCGGTGCTTGCGGCAGAGCCTCGACTCCACTTGTAAGGTCCGGCCCCGTACCTTCGACAACCTCTTCAACCTCTTCGGTGACCTTTCGTGTCTTCTTGACCTTGGGTGCAGTTGTCTCTGCTTTCTTGAGTCCTTTAGCTGCCTCATCTGCGTTCACCTTTGCTTCGGCTACAGCAGCCTTAAGCTTGTCAATATCCTTGGCGCCTACAGCACGAGCGGCTTCCAACTCAGCCTTGGCTGCACGAACAGCGGCATCATCAGCGCCCTCGGTCATTGCCTTTTCGGCATCATCAAGAGCCTTCTGGGCTTTCTTTATTCGTGGGGTATCCTTGCCTGCTTCGTCCAGCATCTTCTGCGCTGAAGACAAAGCCCCATCAGCAGCAGCCTTAGCCTTGGTTGCAGCCTTCATCACCTTCGGGTCGGGCACCTCTTCAATGATTTCCTTCTCAACCTTTCTGATAATCTTGTCGGGTACAAGCCCAGCTTTCTCAGCAGCAGTCTTGAGTTTTGCCTCTGCCTTCTTCAGGGCCTTATCGTTCGCCTTGGATGGGAACTGAAGCTGCTTGCTGTGCGCCTTAGCCAGCCTCTCACGAGCGCCAGCCAACCCTACTTCAGCCCGCCTCTTGACCAGCTTCTTGCGAATGGGGTCAGCCTTCTTTTCAAGCCTTTTAATGTTAGAGACAATGTCTTTATATTCTTTAGATTTTGTAGATCCGCCAGCCCTATCAATCGCATTTCTTTTTTGGATAAGCAGGTCCATCTCTTTGCCTATCGGGCCAAGCTTTGCATTTAAATCGGTTGCAATATCTTGCGATTCTTTTTTCGATGCGCCAATCCTATCAAGCACCTTGGAAAGATTTGTTTTAACCCGAGACGGTATGGTCCCTTTCGGAACTCCAAACTCAACTTCCACCATTCGCTGGTTAGTAAACTTCGCGTACCTTTCCCTCGCGAGAGGGTCGCCATGGTGCAGCGATAAGAAGTTCTCAAGCCTGTCCGCCTCGGCTGAAGTTAGATCATCAAGAGTCTTCTTGTCGAACATGACATCAAGAAGCTGTCGAGTCTCATCAGACTTAAACCCAAACCCTCGACCAGGCTTACCGGCAACCCTTCCAAGCATACCCTTGATGCTTTCCATGGTATGCGGAGAAGGCTTGACTGTATCGGTAAGGATACCCATCGCTTGGCGGTACTGAATGGCACGAGTCACAAGGTCTTCAGGGATTTGAGCAGCCTTCTGTAGACCTTTGACGGGTCTCTTTAGTTGCGCCATCAGTTTTTTGTATTCAACGCCAGGCTTTGCCGGATTGCGGAGCCCACCCTTAAGTTTACCCTCAAGCTCAGGCATCAGCCCAAGCAGTGGACCCACGCCCTCACTTCTAAGCTGGTCATCAAACTGTCCGATGGCTTTCTTAATCTTAGAGAACGGCATCTGGTCAAATGGGTCTCCGGTCATTACCCCGCGAATGGCCTTGATGGCATCAACCTGAAGCCTCTCTTGATTGTAGGTCTTCCCAAACTTACTCGTGATTGTGCCCGTGTAGTTACGAAGATGGTCAGTCATCCAGTCCGCAGTGTCTCCCCTGGCCTCGCGATTAGTTGTTAGCCACTCAAGGATTTTGAGGTTGTGCTCATTAGCGCCCTCTCTGAATCCCCACTTAGCTGTGTCAATATCACCATGGGCGAACCACTGATTAACTTCAGAGATGTCGAATGGTGTGCCACGAGTTTCAACCATACGCTTACGGATAGCAGCGGGAACACTCTGGCCAGCCATAGCAACAAGCGTTGCAGGAATACCGTGCGTTGCCTGCATCTCAAGGTAAAACTTCTGACGGTTCACCATCTCAATACTCATAAGCTTACGGCGCATGAGAATCTTATAGATGTTGTCCTCAACCACATCGTCAGGCATGACGCCCTTAAGGTCCGAGATGCTGGCAATGAAGCGATGTTGACTGTATGGGTTACCCTTTGTTGACCAGTTCCTATCGAGCGCTTGCCTTTGGAACATGTCAATCTTTGCGGTGTCACCCTTAAACATATGCGTGACATAATCCACATATGTGTTGTTCAATATGCCGTACTTCTGCTCTTCCTCTGCAATGTCATCGAATATCTTTCGAGCCTTTGCCGCCGCCTCAACCAAGTGCGGAGCGTAATCGTTGTCAAGCATATCAGCAGCGTTACGCGCACTCTTGTCGAACCCCCTCTCAATGATTGTGCTTACCGTCCCAGCTTCATCATCAGTTAAACCTTTGAACTCATCGGCGATAGCCCTGGTCCACTGCCTTCTTTGACTGTTGATGGTATCCGTCATCACACCATGAAGCAGCCGGGTATTGTCGTCAAGGTTCCAAGTCTTATTGAAGACAGACATGGTCTTGGTAAAGTAATCGCCGTACCATTTATCTTTAGGTATAGACTGAAGCTTACGCCTAAGTGCTGCGCCAGGCACACCAAGCTCCTTTAGGTGTACAGGGCTACTCTCTACGAAAAGCTGCTTAATAAGAGGAACGCTATCGTCACCCAACCCAACAAGGCCCCTTTGGCCTGGACCAAGAACATCGCCAATAGCGCCACGAGCTTTAGTTGCCATGCCACCCTGGAGAAACTTGCGCTCATTGGCCCAAGCCCTCTTCGATAGGCGATCATAGTTTTCAATCATGTAGTCGGTCGCGCGCTCATTTAGCAACTGCCGCTGACGTGTTGCCGCAAGGGTAGACCCTTCAGCAACTTCTTCAGCAATCTCTCTTTCAATCTTTGGCATCAACTCACGGACAGCCTCCCTGTGTACCTTGCTGCCCCATCGCGAGAGGGTCATTTCAACGCCGTCCTTTCCGGCCCTCTCTGCCGCCTCCCTACCAACTATTGTAGGCATGGAAGAGGCACTGCCCTTAAGGGTCACCTTCGCGCCAGCGCCAGTGCCAAGAGTCAGGTAGGTGCTGGGGCTGAGTGCAACGTCAAGAGCGAACACACCAATCCCACTTGGGGTCAAGCCGTACTCAGTACCAAATACGTCGCCAAACGTTGTGCGCTCCCTGTAAGCCTTGCGGTATTCCTCTGTGCTGAAAGTGGGGAGCCACCTTACCGGGGCCCACCAAGGCGCAACTCCACCCTCGTAGTCCTTGCCAGCAGATTTGATTGCCTCGTGTCGTGCCTTTGCTAAAGATGCGGAGGCGTAGTTGTCCAAAGACAGTACATCAACAAAGGTCTGTAGCCCGTCTTCTGTCGCCTCGATGCCAGTTAAAGACTCAACTGCGCGAGCAAATATCCCAGTGTCATTCTGCTCGTATGCTTGCGATGCCTCATCAGCAGATATTAAACCACGGGCATGGGCACTGTGAAGCATAGCTCTATGCTCAACGTAGCGCTTGTCTGTTGCGTCATCACCCGTTCGCCTAAACTCAGGCAGATCAAGAGCATTAAACATGTTCTTGTCTGAGTTTACCTGCCGAGCCCTAAGCTCATCAATCTGCTTCCAGTACATTATTCTCCCCCCATAATCTTTTTATTCAGCAGATCAGAACCTACCATCGATGGTTTGAGGTGATCCGGGAAGATCAAAAGTAAAAGTTTCGCTCCCACCTGTTCCGCCAAGTGGTGGAGCGACTTCAATGCTGAAGCTATTAGCAGATCCCGTGACAACATCCGCATCACTCTGTGTTGCTGCTGGCTCAAGCCTTTGTTGTTGCGCTGACGCATCACTGGCAGCACCCGCAGCCTCGACTTGGGCCCGCCTGGCCTCTACTTTCGCCCTCATTTCAGGGGTGTACGATCCCTCAGCCCTGGCCTCACCGGACCTTCGCGCCTGCATGCTTGCTCGAAGCTGATCTGGTGTGCCCTCAAACGTCTGCCACCCAGAGCCTTCCGGACTCATGTAAAACTCTCTTTGTGCAGCGTATGCCATCTTTGTCTGATTAAAGAACTCGATCATTTCACTGAAGTCACTTGATGGCATAGTTGCAAAGTTGTCCGGCTTAAGAATCGAGTTAAGCTCTTGCTCATATCTTGCAGCAGCAGCCTCATCGAAGGCATTAGGTGATTGCGCTAATCTTAAGTTTTGCAAGGCATTAGAAGCCCTGTCGAAGTTTTTGGCCCACATGTTTCCTATCATGGGAGCTGGTGCGTCCTTTCCTATGTTTATTATCTGGGCCTTCATTGCAGCAAAGCCGTCAACCGCGCCCTCACTTGGCATTCTTGCAATCCTAACCTCACCAGTATCGGCAACCTTGTACCAAGTCTGACCATAGTTACCACTTAAAGATTCGCCAGACGGAGATTGAAAGTCACCAAGCGCTCCATCGTTAGACATCCTTCCAGCGGTTTTGGCAATAGCCAACTCAAGGACGGTGTTGTTCCTTGTTGTCCTCATTGCCTCGTAGTTATTCACCATGTCTCGGACGGTGCTCATCTGAGCTTCATTTGCATTGGGACCATATATCTTCTGGGCAACCTGTTGAACTTTTATATTGGCCTTCTGTTCGTATCCGAAGTCTGCCACGATCTGGCCATCAGGGCGTAACCAAGTCCCATCTGGCTGCTGTGTTGCACCTATGATTGTTTGCTGAAAAGCCTTATGTTCTTCGTGTAAAACATCTACACCGACAGCCTCTAAGTTGTTTACGGCCTGAGCTTGAGTCTGAGACCTTATGCTTGCCTGTTCCCTCTGCCGTCTATTCCTTGCTTGTTCAGCCACCTGCATTGAGGTTCTCTTCTCTGCTGACTTTAGCGTCTCCTCAGAGATTTTCTCTCGCGATGTAATCTGCTTTTCAGCAACCCTCTCTTCAAGTTCACGGGCAAGCCTCTTAAGTCTATCCTGCTCTGATATACTAATATCAAACTGACGTATCTGCTCATTTAGTTTGCTAAAGCCAAGCGCAAGATTATCATTATGCTGACGCATACTTTCGCGAATCTGGGTTCCGCGCTGATTGATTACAGTTGAGTCATTGACAGCCTTAGTCAACCCACCGAAAGCTTGAGCGAGTCCGCTGTATCCACTCTTTTTAGGTACGTATGCCATGCTATACTGCGGCCTCCAGCATACCGTTTAAGTACGCTTCAAGTTCTTCTGGTGTCATTGATGGTGCGGTCGGTCCACCCAGGGCTTGTGCGAGGCCAGGCATCGAAGCTATCCCTGTTGCTGGTTGAGGACCCTCAGCAGATAGTCCACCACGATAGGCTTGGTCTGCAATGTTTCGACTTACCTCCTGCCTTGCTGTTGTTGCGCCACCCATTGATTCGGTGCCAGTAATCGCCTGCTCTTCCGGGGTTTTGAATGGTGATTCAGGCATAGTGTATGCGGGCGTAGCCAAGATCTGTGAAGGTGATGTCTCGGCTAATGTGTTCGGAAGCGCATTCTGTAGTGGCTGTATTCCAGCTACCCCACCCATGGCATAGGGGCGGGGCTTCTTGTCCTTGTATCCAGCAACCCCACCCATAGCGAGAGGTCTTGCACCATCTGTAGGCTTTGATGAACCTAAAGCCGAAGCAAGCTCGCGTGTCTGCTTTGCGTTGAGCACCAACTCAGGCCCCTCTTCACCAAGAAGCGTAAGCTCTGGGCCCTGAGTACCAGCCATGCCGCCAGTGGCACGCTCCAGGACCGGGTTACCAGCACCAGAGCCATCACCCGTTTGGCTTCGTATCCAGTCAGCCTGCGCGTCAGTTAAGCCTGTTGATGCAGCCAGCGCCTCTTGCTGCTCTTTAGCGAGTTGGGCCTGGCTTATAGCTCCACCTACAGCACCAATGGAACCACCAAGGCCATGAACCGCGCCCATGAAATCCCCATAGTTGTCAGGTAGTTCTTGACCAGATATTGCTGCATACTTTGTGGCAAACTCACTTCGGGCACCCTCAAGACTCATTGCCGCCCGCTGCATATCAAGCGCCCTTTGCTGGTTGGCTCCAGTTATAGCCTGTTGGTATACCTGCGGGGATGTTGAGACTACATCCTGCTGCGTCTTCCGTTGTGCGTTCGAAACAAAGTCGGCCTTCTCCGCTGGGGTCAATCCAGCCGCATCCGCAACCCTGTTTGCATCAACACCGGCAGAGTTAACTCTTGCGGCATTCTGCGCATTCGCGGCAGTCATCGATGCTCTCAGGTTCTCCCTTGCGCCAACTGTCGCCTGAGACACCTCTTCGTCATACTTATCCTTGGCATCCTCGTAGGCTGCTTCGATGGCATCAAGTTCAGCAAGCATCTCTTGGCGGGCCTTCTCGTCTTCCTCTCTTGCAGACTTGCCGCCAAAGAACCCCAAAATGCCGCCACCTATAGCGCCAATCCCTGCACCTACTCCAGTGCCGAGACCCGGTATAATACTCCCAAGAGTAGCGCCCGCCGCACCACCAGAGGCCGCGCCTGAGCTGAAATCTATAAAGCCTTTTGCCATGATTGCCTCCCTATGGTTGCTTTAACTTATCTGGGTTTATTTCTTTTACTTTTTCTGGGTGATTTTCAGACTCAGCAAGAACACCCACTGAAGTAGTTGAATCAATCAACTGGTCACCGTAGAAAAACTCAACACTCAACGAAGATGACTCAATCATGTTTGTCGCAAGAAGGTCGCCACCAGGGTAAAAGTAAGACTCTTCAAGTGTTTTCTCTTTAGCGGTCTTCCACTTCCATGCAGGATTTTCTCCTCCGACAAGTCTCGTTGTGCGGGCAAGTATCTTTGAGCCTCTGGCTATCTCTGACGGCCCTGGCTTGAACAGATATTTCTTGGAGTTTCCGATAATGAATCCATAGTTCATTGCTGGCCTATACTTCAACGAAAAGTTGTACCGTCTTCTGCCCTTCAACTCTACGGCACCAATGACTTTATAAGTGTGACGCTGTCTAACCCTGAAGGATATGTCGCTTACCTTTTTCCATGACCGCGTCTCCGCTGTGCCTGAGTCTCTCGTTGTTGAGAACTTGCCATTCGGATTGCTTCCTATCCAAGGGTTGTAGCCGTCATCGTTGGCCCCCTCGTTCTTAAACTCGTCTTCCCAAACAATAGGGTTAGTGTCAACGAAAAGACCGAGCCGAAGTGTTGCGCTGTTCTGCATGCCCTCACTGATTACGCCTGCATTCGCTTCGCCATCCGTTGAGTTGGAGGCGGGCCAAGGGTAATCAGCCCCATAGCCGTCGAACATGCGCTCCCAGTCGCGGGTGGGGCTGAAGTACGGCCCGTAGTCTCCATCAAGTACGGTCTGTGCCTGCCTGGCTCGTGTCCCAGCACTCCCGTCCTGCATTGACCACACCCACCTTTGATCTGGGCTCGTTTCAAGTTCCGGGCCTGGGCCCTCGCCAGTATCTCCACCGATCATTCTCGTGTCTGCCATCTCTATCCGCTGCGAATCGTTACCCCTTCTATATCCGAAAAGTCTGTTGACTAATGTGTTTAGCCCATGGACCCTCATCACTGGAGTAAAGAAGTAGTTCCCAGTTACTTGAGCGGTAATGACAGCAACGCATGGCTCATCAACAAAGACGGAGCCGCCAGCCTGGGGGATAGTCAACCACCTGCTCCAGCACTCATTCTCAGGGAAAGCTTGTTCAATATCTCTCCATTCGGCTGAATCATCCGACCATCCGGTAAGAGGGAGCGCTGAATGCTTGGCGGCAAAATAGCTGTCTGGGTCACCAAAGCCTTGTTCCTGAAAATCGTAATGAAGCGAGCCACCGGGAAAGCCGAGAAGCTCATATGGATAGTTTAGGTGTTCGTATATTTCACCAAAGTCTCTTGCAGACTGATACCAGCCAGACGGACCCCATAGGCCTGACGCAGGCTCAACCTCCACCCTAAACGTTTCGCCTGTCCCACCGGTTGACGATGGATCGATCCACACATACTTAGCTGGCTTGTACTCATCGGTCCAAGAGTTAAGCGCCATTTCGCTAACGGTGTCGCCGTGATTCTCAACGTAAGTCAGATCTTTAGCCCCGCTGTTCCAGTTGTTTTCAAAAATACCAGAGAAAGAAGTGCTGCCTGGATGTTCGGGTATTCGATTAACTCCTGAATCAAACGAAGTTATCTTGCCACTCGTGTGTCGCCTAATCTTGTATCGAGTAATCCTGCTATTTATATTGAAGTCTTCTTTTGTTATCCCTTCCCGAAATAACTTCTCAAGCTCTTCGACGTTCCCGTCCACAATGTCGGCATCAAGCTTACCGCTTACTGGGTCGAAAGTTACAGGCATTAGACCCCGCTCCTTGTAACTAAGTTTATAAACAGACGATCATAAACAGAGCACCTTGAAGTTTGGTGGTCATTCTGGGATTCAGGAAAAATCTTAACCATCATACCAAACCCTATAATGTCACTTAAGTTTACAGTGTACGCGTCAATAGATGACCCGTCATAATGTTTTGTGTGAGAGGGTAGCAAAATCCCATCACGAGGTAGGGTTGCTGTGCATATCACTGGACCACCATGGGCTGCGGTCCCTGGCCTTGTGACGCTCGCAGGCAGCACTGATGGGTCAACCGTTCCAGACCCAACGTTTGCGTATGGGTGAACAATGCCGCCATCTCGATTCACGTCGTATGGCACAGCCTCTAACTCTCCATAAAAGCCAACACCAATACCGAGCCTTCTCCTGTGCTGGGACAGCGGGTGCCAATGGTATTGGTCAGCACCAATAATACCTTTTGTTAGCACTGCTGGACAAACCGCAACCTCCTGATGTAGCTGGTATGGGTAGTACCAAAGTGAGATCTGAGCAAGATCCCTATCGAGTGGCTCATCAGGGTCAACATTATGCCTTATCATCAAGTCATGAAAAACGCCGTCTGTTGCGTGCGCGCCGAACCTTGTAGAGCTGTTGGAGAATAAATCCCATCGACCCTGCGGTGTCTTGTATGCTCCTGATGGGTTGTAGCAGGTCCTCGTGAGGTTGGCTGGGGTTGCCTTCCATATCGACTCGCTACAGTCTTTGAACTTGACACGGACAGGGTTCTCTTCGAGGTGCCTAAACCTTATTGACTCAGCCTCAAGGTTGTGTCTTGTTATTCCCCCGCCTACAGAGCTTGAGTCCAGATACGCTGTAAAGTCGTCAAGTAGTGAGTTGTACTCAGCAGATGAAGGCTTAGGCCCAAGCTTCTTGGTAAAGCTAAACCTTTTCGACTCAACCTCTTCTAAATCTCTTGAAGAAGACTCTGCGTCTATTATTGTTTCGCTGCCCGCCATGCCTACCTAAGCCTCCGTCTAAGGGATATGCTTCCACCAGATATGGTGAATGACGTCCCCTCGTCACAAAGTATGAGCACCCCGATGCCTCCTGATGCTGCTGGGATCGTGGCCGCACCTGACCCAGAGAGATGCATGTGCTCAGTCTTTGAGTCAATCCCATGCCTCACTATGTACGAAGTGTTTTCCGTGTAAGGGTTTGGGTCCGTAGAGCGAACAGTTCTGCCGAACCTCTGGTATCGCGCCTCCGAATCAAATGACCTATCCTCCCTTTCATCTTTCGAGCTTGACGCAAAGTCAGAGCCCGCAAAAGATAATGTCCTGTCAATCTGGCTGTTCTGATAAAACCCCATCTGAGACTTGTAGTCCTGGGCCGACCCGAACACTTTATTCCCAATAAACGGAATACCGTAAGCGAACCTCATTGGACCACTTTTGCGGGCAAGGGACACAGACCAGTCAATATAATAATCCCCAGAAATGTCCATTGAAACAAACTTATCAGCCAGCGCTATGTCTCCACCAGAACCTTTTACGATACCGCCACTCTCACTGCCGTAGCCATGGTACGATTTAGCCATCTCAATAAATGCATCGATTCTGAAATCGCCAGCGTTGAACTGGTCTCTGGCTATGTTGTCAGACCCGATGCGAGAGAACTTGTTTGCCCACTGAAGCAAACCTTCCCACACCTTTCTCTTATCAGGGGCATCCAACTGAGAGATGTGATGTAGACGAGACTCAAACAATGACCCGTACCCGTGGCTGGATGTCGTTTAAATGCTGAATAAGCTTCTTCTTTCTCTTGTTTGGAACAATATCAGAAACAAGCTTCCAGACTACCTTCTTTTTATTCCTTACCCGCAATGATACCCCCTATACCGTACTCAATACCAACAGCCTTGATTCGCTGGGGACCAGTAAAAGCAAACTTTATATCATGCTTAAACGATGTAACATTCTTGTCGAGAGATACGTCGATGTGGAAATCGTTTGGAGAAACCCAGTCGGAGTCTTCCCAGGTTGATTCACCATCGTTGTAATATGGGTAATACTTAACGTCTTTCGATACGGTTGATTTTGCAGGGTACGAAACAGCAGACCCACCCTTTTCATCAAACGTATTTGAGCCAGACACCGTTACAGACACATCTCTCTTTGAGGATGGTTCAAGGTAAAGAGAGACATTACTGAGTGTGCTCTCCCTTAAGATTCCCGCATCAGAGTTTAGCGCTCCATGGATGTGGATCTTTGACTCAGCGTAAGTGTCACCCCTGTACAGGAAGTAGATATTATCGCTAACCCCAAGGATGTAGTCACCAGAGACCGCAAGATCACGAACCGTCTCACTCACCTGAAACCACCTTCCTGTTGGAATGTGACACATCAATATGTGACTATTTTCCGACTCCACCATCTCCTTTCTTGTGGCAAGAAAGTACCACTCCCCCTGAACAACGGAGTTCTGTACGTCATGCCATCGGTCAATGTAGTCTCTCTTCAAGAAGTATGGCGTCCTCATTTCCTTGAAGTCTTGACCGTTGAACGTGAAGAAGCCATCATTGAAAAGGCCGAACACATGGTCGCCATACGCCGAGAAGCTTCTTCCGTAGCTTGAACCCTTGTTCTCGTGCGTCTCAAGGTGGGCTATCGAACCCTCCTTTGTGTAGTATAAAACCTCAGAAGTTGAGTTTGTAACAATGAGAAGCCGGTCACCCATGGGTATCAGAGCCTCTATTGTATCCCTTGCCTTGTATACGTTCGACGGCCTAAACTGTCCAGGCTGCCCCGCATCAGAGTAAAGCATCCTCTCCTTAAAGTTGGGGTCCCGCATAATGATTCGGCTACCCCAAGATGCTGCAAGATCTGTAGATGGTGGACCAGAAACAACCACATCTGAAAGCGGTAATGCTGATAGCGTAGAGTCACCAGCAACAGACGTGTGGCGCGTGCAGCTAACGTTATTCTCTGCATACTCCCGATAATAGACATCTTTTCCGTTTGCTTTCTCTGGGTGCAGGTCAAGTGTTTTGTGTAGTATGCATCCTGCTATGTGCCAGTCTGAACGGGGTGGCCTCCAGTAAACTGTAGCCCAGTGCTTTCCATCAAAGTCTGAAAGAGATACGCGCTGACTGATGTTGTAGTGGGGCAGGGCCGGCTTAACCATAAACGATCTGTTCTTTGGTATCTTCGTTATTGGCGTTGGTGCGGACATCGGCCCAAGGTTTCCGTACCTATCAAAATACTGTACCCTCCAAGAGTATGATGTCTCATTCCAGTTTTCAGGTAAGTGGTGACCAGCGTTCTTGTTTCCGAGCCCATGATAAAACCCGCCAGGCTCATAGTCTACCGGGCCGGAATACCAGATACCAGGATTGCCCCAGTACCCATACCTGCTAAAGTCTCCACCATACCAACTCCCGTGAGGGCCCTTGTCATGCGTCAGAACCCCGACACAGGCTTCCTCACCCTTGCCTTTATTTGGGGTGCCATAAATGGACTCTCCACCAAAGTCGGTATACCATGGAGCTAAGTCTACACTTACGCTTGGTGGATCTGGGACCTCCGTCACACCAAGCGGAACAACATCGGTAAACCCGTCCCAAAGAAGCACTGGGTCGCCAAGGTTTGCAATGATTAACTTGTTCTCGTGAATAAATAGTTCTGGATAGCTTGCGCCCTGAAATCGCTGCCCATCAAACTTATAGAGAGTCCTATAGCCATTGCCTTCCGCCACACAGAGCGTGTTTCCAACCACGAAAACAATATGCTGCTGCGCCGAGGAATCCCTGTATATGTAGATTCGAGTAAAGTCGCCCACCGGACCCTTGGTTCTAACCTCTTGGGCCTGGCTTACTCGACCCTGACTCGAACCAGTCAGCTCTGCGGTCCCCATTGAGATGGCACCCCCCGCAGTCATGGTTTGCGTTCTGCCACTAAAATAAGCAGCCTTACCTGGGTATGAGACAAGGTATCCTTCACCGTCAGGGTAGAAGTTTATTGTCTCTTCGCCAAGCGTTTTGCCGTCAGACTCAGAGTCTTGACTCAACCCGTCAAGCGGTACAAGTATTTTCTGCTTTACGAGTTGGGGCATTAGAACGGATACTTAAGCGATGCTGTAAACTCTTCGTCCATCATCGCTGCTGATGTTGGTGAATAGAACTTGTACTCCCAAGAGGACGGGTCAAGCCTTCGGTCGTCGCCATCTTGAGCAAGAAGAAAGTTTAGCTGCTCCCTGAATGAGCCCTGCATTTGACGAAACTGAGATGGGTCCTTGTTCTGAATAGACTGCTTCATCAAGAAGTACAGATGGAACAGTTCAATAAACTCACGCTGCCTGCCGAGTTTGACAAAATCGTTTTCCTCTGGAAGGCCAGCCCATGTATCAATGTGTCTGGCGTGTGCCCTAAGATACTCGTCTGGAGCAGGGTAAAGGCAAACCGCAGTCCACCCACCGTCATGGTACGTGCCCTTGCTCTCAAGATCGTCATCAGTAGAGTTAAAGGTTGCACCCCATGAGCTGGAACCAGTAAGCGTTATGTTTGAGTGCACCTTATGCATTGATACTCGCGTGTACCCGCCATCAAGGACCTTGCTTACATACAGATTTACTGAGTGCGTTGACTCGCCGTGCCAAGTATCACCCTCATAGGTGAAGGTGGCAAAGTTATCTTCATCCGATCCGGCAGTAAACTCTACTGATGGTCCAGGGTCACTCTCAAGTCCAGTCTCCCTATCCACAAAAGTGATGAATGCCCTGTGCTTCCCAGGGGTAATCTTACCTAATATGTTCGTCGTCATGGTGACGATTGGAGCCTTCAGGGGTGAGTCTATCTTGGTGTCCTCTATGTAGTATCCCAATGGCTCACCCGAATCGCCGTAATACCATCGCGGGTCAAGCCCCCTCTTGAATCGATAGATTTGCTCTTCTGTTATATGCTCAAGCTTTCGGTCGTCTACATGTATAGACTTAAGCCCATTCGTCTTGAACGCTAAGTCTCTACGGTAAAAGCTTACCGTTTGGGTTGAGGCCGTTGGGGCTACAATCTTTTTATCCAAGTAGATTTTAGACGTATCTCCTGAAGGGGCGATTCTCATGCACCTGTACCACTCCTCACCAAGGTAAACATACCTTCCTGTATGGTGAGAAGTTACAGCACTTACTGTTGCTAAGGTTGACTCTATATAGTCGTTACCCTGCGTCCAGCTAAACGTCTCAGTTGTATCTACAGACGTTATTATTGGGGTTGCGACGTACTCTCCACCCGTCTGGGTGTCAGTGACAGCAAAGTTCCAAGACCAGGGCATTCGCCTAATCTTAGAATAAACGTCCTCAAACCAAAGCATGACCCGATCTTTCCCAGATGACTGGCCATGGTCTTCCATGAACTGATTGATCAAGTCAATGACTTTGTGTTTGGCCATTCTTAGCTCGCTGTCTCAGAGAGTACCATGTTTACCGCTGGAGGATCGCTTGGGATTGATGTTCCCCCCTGACCGGCATTCGTTGTTGTACACATCGTCAGGCCGGTAGCGAAATGAAGCCCAGGAAAGAACTGGAAGCTACGCTTGGTGAGCCCCTTAACGAAGAGTACAACTTCAGCAGAGTCGGTGCCAGCAATAGCTGCTGCCGCATCGTACAGCTTGACATAAATGTCTGTTCCGAAGGACGCATTATCAATCTCGATAAGGTGCAAGTATGCTGGCCCGCCAGATACGTTGTTGTCACCTACCGCAGTATTGGTAACCGTAGCGGAAGCCTGATTGACAATGATTGTCTTGACAGGGTTGGTTGCAAATGTAGTTAAGAGAGCCATTATTCCGCCATCAATCGAAGGGTTACTTTATTTGTTGGTGGGATCTGACTTGCTGTTTCGCGGCCAGTCACACACATGAATGAGACATTCGTAGCGAAGTTAGAGCCCTCGGTTATCGTTATGGTCTGCCGAGTCTGCTTTGGGGCCTTAAAAATAAAGTTAGGCTCAGTTGAGCCTTCACTTGGTGAGGCGTGATTGAACAGCTTCGCATATACCGCTGAACCGTTGTTGGAGTTGTCGATGTCTACAATGTAGATCGTTGCTGCGCCGCCTGTGACGGCATCATTCGCCACCGCATTCGCGTCGGTTTCGACGTACAGCTTGTCTACATATGGAGCGCTTTGGGATGTGACTGAAAGTGCCATTGTCTTACCTTGTAAAGAGAAAGGCTGGAGGCCCAGAAATCCAGGCCCCCAGCGATATTATTAGCTGATTGGCGGAAGCCGCTCAGGAATACGAAGGTCAATAAGACCAAGGGCAGCACCGCCTGGATCGACCCGAGCCGTACCCAAGAGCTGGGCTGGGAGATCGGCTGCACCAGCAGTGGCTTGGAGTTTGCCGCCAGTGTTAGGTTTGACCTCTACTCCAGCAGTGATTGCACCGGAGCAGTCAACAACAGCCGTACCGCTACGGACAAGCCATACACCTGCACCAGTTGGGATCGTCGTGGAGACGAACGCATCTGAATCAAGTGTGCTTGAACCGTATGGCCCGATTGCAGCTTCACCGAAGGAGTCAACTCCAACTGTGAAATACTTGCCGAGAGACAAGCCAGCGATCGTGGTGTGTGTATCCGCCGCTGCGGCCACCTCTCCGTCCTCACCAATCAGCTTACCAACGGTAGCTGACACAGTCAGGGCGGAACCAGGGTTGACGAAGAACGTAAGGTTAAGAAGGTACTTGTAGGTTACTCCAAGCACGACCTCAGTGTAGATGACCTTGCGCTCACGAAGGTACAAGTCCTGGCGATCTTGATCCTCACTGTAGAGTGTTACCTCGGCAGCGGGGATAATGATGTTCGGGTCCTTGAACAACGAGTGAGGGTTAAGGTCAGTCCAAGCCTGTGGGCCGTGACCGTCGTATGTTCCGACAAGCGTAGTAGCATCTGAACGTACTGGCATGGTTATCTCCTAAACAGTTACGTAGTTGATTGCGACATCGCAATGTTGGTTTGTGCCAGCCAACACAGCGGATCTAATAGAGACCCGGCTGTTAGCTGGAATGTCTTTCATCGAAACAGGAACGACAAAGGCATCTGCCGTCGCTCCTGCTGACACAGCAAATGAGCCAATAGACACCTCTGATCCTGCGTTGCCGGTAGCCAACTCAAGTGTGTACCGGGTTGCAGATTCAAAGCCGCTAATAACAACACTCGTAATACGGAAATCACTTGTGACGGTGTTTATCGGTAGAATCTGCGTGTAGCTTCCTGCTGTGCCTGCTGACCCTGAAGAGTCAACTTCTATGCTTGCCGTTGTGCCTGTTGGATAGGAGGCCATAACACCTGTTGTAGCAGGTATTACAGCATCTTTAATCCTTCGAGCTAACATCATGTTTCCTGGCATGATTAACTCCAGGTAGACCAGCGTGAACCGTTGTCAGAACCAGCAATACCTTGGTCAGACATACGGCCTACACCGACGTTGAAGGAGTTAACAAGCCAAGAGGTTTGGTTAAGCTCGCGGTACGGAGTCCGCGCCTCAAGCGTCCGCATGTTCACGTTCGGGTTGTGAGTGAGGAACAATCCACCATCCAACTCAAGCGTGTTCTTGACAGAAGCGTTTTCAAGGTCACCATCAAACTTAGCAGAGTTCTCGCCCATACGGCGTGAATCCAACTTAGTGTTGCCCATGTGGACACAGATGACGGTATCAGCAGGCATCTGCGGATCCCATGCGAGCTTGACACCGTCGAAGGTGAGACTCTTGAATCCGTAGAACATGTCTTCCTCAGAGGTAGCCATGTGGTAAGCAGAACTCATCTCAATCATCGCGCGACGGAACATCATGTAGATGGCCTTGGTTGTCACGAGGTCGGTTGGGACGTTCTGACCAACGGTGCAGGAATCAACCAGAGTTTGAGCAGCAAGGATACCGGCAGGAATAGTCGTGCCGGAAGCGATGTGTCCAAAGTTCTGGGTCAGCTCTACATATTGGTTACGGAACCATGGCTTGGCGCTCTTGTCCACCTTACCAACAACTTGAACCTGTGATCCAGGTGCCTTCTTCTCAAGAATCTTACCAACGATACCATCAGGCTGAAGTCCGCCAGTACCGTTAAGTACAGCGTTCGACAACATACGACGCATACCCCAGGCAGCCTTAAGCGCCTCGAAGTCTGCATCTTGGAAGATGGTGCTTGGGTTGTTCTCGTGTTCCCACAGGTCAACCATGTTGAGTGTAGTAGGAACTGCAAGATAGCGGTTGTTGAATGTGGCCAATGCAAGTTGGTCACTGCTGCTATCGGGTAGTGTTGAACCCCGACCAATCCACTTACCCAATGTGGGTACGGCTGGCATGAGTGGGATTTCAACGTTGTCATAGCACTTTACAGCACGAGCGTTCTTTACCAGACGGTAGTAGAACCAGTTCTGCACAAGCTGTTGAGGAATGATGGCTTTCGCCCGGTCCTCAATAGCCTGGATAAGTGCCCTTGTTTCTGTGTATTCAGAGCGTGCGCCCATTTTACTATTCTCCTAAAGGGTGTTTTTTATCCATATCGGACATTCCCAGATTTCATGTTTCCATAAATCTCTGGGAACTTCAGCTTCATGATTTCCTCTACCGTCAGATTTGAGTCGCGCTCGCCTGCGCTCTTCGCGTCATCGTTTGAGGGGGTTGCACTTGCCTGCGCTGCTTCAGACTTGGGGCCACCCGCTGTCTTTCGCAATGCTTCTTCGTGCGATCTTGCCTTCCACTCGCCAGTGTCAGCAAGAATACGTTCAAAGTTCCACAGTTTGTACAGGTCCTGCGGGGTAATCTTTCCATTTTGGAGAACATCCCGAGAATAGTTAACAAACTGCTCAAGTTCTTTTTTGTCGCCAAAGGCAAATGAATGCCCTTCACCAACACTGATGGGCTGCTTCAGCATAGACTCGAAGTCGCCCCGAAACTTCTCGACAGACTTCTGGTTCTGCAACTGCGCGAGGCGTGCTTGTACTTGCTGCTCAACCTCATTGGGTTGTTCTGCCTGCTTATCGTGTACCGTGTTTCGGTTCTGACCTGCTGCCGCCCTCTGGTCTGCATTGTCAATCATGCTTCTAAGTTCACGTACAGCGTTAAATGCGTCCTGCTTCTTGTGCTGGTCATTGATGTGGTCGTAGAACTGGCGAAAGTTCTCTGGAAGCTCAGATCGGCTACCGCCTGAAGCCTGCCAGCTTGCCATATCAAACTCTGGCTTTGCTTCCGCTGCTGCTGGGGCGCCACCCGTTGACGCTGGGGCAGCCTCCGCTGCTGCCGGTGTTGGTGCTGCTGGTGCAGCAGATTCTGTTTTTGGTGCATTAGTTGTTTCAGACATTTTCCTCTCCTACAGGCTTGTCTTCCCACTGATCCGGTACTCGAACATATTTCGCCCGGTTTTCAATATCTTTGAACTTATCAAACTTCTCATAGTTTTCGCAATCTGCATCACTTGTATACATAGTTGGACGATCTGACTCTGGGGTAACAGCATCTACAAGGCCATGCCTCTTGTAGTATTGTTTTCTTTCTGTCGCATTTTCAAAGACAACAGGAGGTTGGCCAGGTTTGCTAAGAAAATGATTAACCATCGGGTAGTTTTCCACCTCAGCCTTGAGGCCCCACGCGCGAGTAGGGATAGACATGACTTTCTTTGCTTCGGTGCCGCACTGTTCACATTCGATATATTTGAATCTGTCGGCAACACTTCTAAACTCTGCTGTTACGTGTAGACAATCTGCATCTGTACACTGATATTCGTACAACATTACACGCTCCTTGCCAAGCCAGAAAGAGCATTAGTTGCATTTGGTGCGGCTACTGACTGAGATTGGTCCGTAGGGCCCCGCCCTGGGTTGGGGTTAGGGTTGACGCCAGGGGGCTGCTGAAGGCCAGGCTGGGCGCCAGGCATGATGCCCTCAAGATTGGGCATGCCCATCTCTTGCATCTGCTGTTTGACTGAATCTGGAGGCCAGCCAAAGACACGGGCAACCTCGCCTGCGATCTTGTTCCAATCGTAGTTAGCAGACAGCTCTGGGTTCATTGATACGGTACGAATAAACTGCATAAGCATCATCTTATCTTCTGCGCCTGGGTCTGGACCCATGTCCTTCACGTCGATGTCGTAAATCAATGAAGTGGTAAAGTCGTGCTGGCCATGGTCAAACGTAACTACACGGTGACCATACTTGTATTGTTGTTTCTTCCCGTGAAACAATCCAAGAATAAACATCAGCTTAGTGACCGACTCCTCGGCAGCCTCGGCAACAAGCTCACGCATACCATTGATGATCTGGTCTGTAGCCTCAACAAGTGCAGATGTTTGACGTGCGCTGATCTTTTTAACGGCCTGGCCTTTGTCAATCTCTGAAGTCGCAGTGCTCTGCTGTGCAATCTCTCGAAGGAATCTAACGTACTGAATCTTGTTCAGGTCGATGCCGGGGCCTCGTTCAATCTTAATGCCATCGGCACGATTGACCTTGACCGGCCCCCTGTACGACGGGTTGAGCAGCTTCTTGATGTCATCGTCTTTAGCGTTTGCCGTCTGGTCCACAATGACCTTCGGGTTGAGGCTGTCCATCATGTCTTGGTCTACAGACTTAAGCGCAATGCTGTACATGTCTGATACTGGGACGATGTCATCAACAACTGTGCGCTCCAAGAACTTGCCCATCTTGGTAAGCTTGACCGGGGTGTATGGGGTCATGCCTCCCCAGGGGTTGGGCATGTCGCGGACAACAGACTTAGGCTCACCAAGAATCCACGCCGCATACCAGTTGTTGTAGCTTGAATCGAGTCGGTCTCTTTTAATCCAGCACTCGCATATAAGGACGATGTCCTCTCCGAGGAACTCCATGTCAAGGTCGGGAAACAGGTTCCAATACTGTCGAGATATGCCCTTGTGCTCAATCTTTGCGTCAGACATAGTCTTAAGCTCATCGAGCGTTACGGGGCGTAGGCGTGCAACATAGTCGGCATCAAGGTAGTTCTCGACCTCAGCCGGTGTAACTATGTGCTTACCATTAACGTAGGTGAGGTACGGAAAACCAATGCCAGCGTCGTTGAAGACTGGTGTTGGGTCCTTATCGACGCCTGTAATGAATGCGTTTGGGTCAAAGTCGAGAGGGGAGATATTGTCCACCTTCTCAAGGTCAATGCCCTGCGCGATGGCAAGTTCTGGGTCAACCTCTTCCCACTCTGACTCAAGAGATGAGGGGTCAGACACATTCCGATTAATGCCTGAATACTGATTTGGATTCAAACCCCATGCAGCGTATGGGTGGCCAACCTCAAGCCAGCCCATGCTGTATGTGGAAAACATTGTCGCCTGACGTAGTGCATCCTTAAGTCTAACAATGCGAGAAATGTCATTAACAACTACCTCTAAGTCTTTGGCATTAGAGGCAAACTCTGTATCTGCTGCACGAACCCTGATGGCAGGGTCTTTGTTTACAACTCGGTGGTAGATAACTTTCTCAAACTCTCGTACAAGATTACCTTTGTAAGTCGTTGGGTTTCCGAAGCGGTCCTTAGACTCATTGCGAACGTACTTCTCGTTGCGGGTCCAACCTTTATCTACAGTAGACTGCCTCCATCGAAGGTCTCGACGGACGCGCATATCCCATTTTTCAAAATCAAATGCCATCACCAAACCTCAATGCCGTTATCTGAGAATATCGATTCCATGGAATCCACCGGAGGAGGTGGTGGTTCCGGGTCTGGAATACTGTCAATCATTCTACCTGTTAAGCCCACCCTGCAAACCTCCGCGTGCCCCCTGGCAAACAAACAATCGTCATGTTTACCAGAACTCGGCTCAACCTTACCATTTGTCTTCCTAACGAGGGACTGCATTTCTTCAAAAAGATGCTGAGATTTTACCCTACTTGGGTCATCTCTTATAGCTGCGCGTAGCATATTTAGAAATGGTATGCGAGCCCCAGGACCAACAATAGACCAAGCAAGGTCAGATACACGCCCCCGAGAGTCGTCACGGTAAAACACATTCGGATAGCCTGTCGGTTCAAAAAACGCCCAAACAGTGGCACCGTCCTTGTTCCGTTCACAGTTGATTCTCGCATTATTGTAAAACCTTCCAAGAAGAATAAGATAATAAGCAAGCTCTTCTGGCGGTATACGCGCACGGAACATTGCAACATCGCGACCGTATTCGTCTAACACCCATAGGACTGAGTAGTCGCTTTCAGATTTAGAGCCATTCGTTACAGTCTTGCCTTCCGCAACGTCGCCACCAATAAAATACCGCTCCCCCTCCTCTGGCATGCGCCAAATGCGAAGTGGGCCATACTGCTCAGAGACAACCTTAGCCTCCATCATGAGCGCACTCGTCAACTGGAGTGTGGTAATCGGCTGACCTACGTGCTCTATCCTGCCAATAAAGCAGGGCTCCTCACACTCGATCCTGTTCAAAATGCTGTGCGGATAGTATCCAATACCAATGCTTGCCCACGCATGGTCAGGGGTGGTCGGATACTCCTGGTCAAAGATTACGCTATCTCCACCAAAGCCAGTAGGAGACGGCGCCTTAATCTTCATTCTTCGCCAGTAAATCTGAGAATAAGACAGGTTGTACTTGAGGGCGTAAGCCTCCTCAGTCAGCGTAATGTTCCCCTCTCCGTCTGTTTCGCAGACCTCAAGGTCATCGTTGAGCCACTTGAACTTGCCTTTGTGGAAGGCTTTCTTGGGTGGGTCTTTGCTGTACTCTTCGGACACATACCAAGGAAGAAAGATAGGAACAACGCGAACATCAGAGAACTCATTGTGCGACTCATGAATCCGAATCCAATCCGCCTTGAAATCATCGAACCCCTCTGCTGTGGACTCGTCAATAACGAAGGTATACTTTGTTGATGGGATGGCAGGAAGGATTGATGCCTTAACCTGCTGTGATCGGCCCTCTGGCCATTTCGGGCGCTCAGACTGGTGTAGCCCCTGGAGCATCTCAGAAGTACCAGGGTTGGGGCTCTCAGCCGACTCAAGCAGTATTCGTGACCCGTTGGTCAGCTCAAGCACCTTTGACGCTCTACGCTTGATTGTGGGCAAACCAGGGAACTTCTCTGCTGCCGCCTCAATCCAAGAGATAAGCATCTGCCTCTTCTCTTCAAGGTGAGCACCCTTATCAATCATGAACAAGGTGGTGAAGCCCTCGATCTGATAGCAGATCCAAAGCTTGAACACCAAGAAGATTGTCGTCACACCCAACTGCCGAGACTTCAGTATCTGAATGCGTACAGGAACCTTTCTATTAAAGAACATGTCGATGACAATCGAGATAATCTTTCTCTGGCCACCGTTAAGAATAAACGGCCCATAACCACCGCTATCGCAGTGCTTACCCATACCAGGCCGGTACTTAATCTTTACGGCCTCCCTGCAAAACAACTCAAAGTCAGCAAGCAGGTCGTCAACATTTACCTCCCTTGAGGGTGGTACATCTCGTATGACTGGAATGTCTGCCACATGTGCATCATGAACATCATCATTATTATGGTCAGCAGTATCGTCATCCAGTCGTCGTCGCTCAGGTTCATCTTGCACCCCCACCTCATCAGGGACGACAAGATAGTTTGACTTCCCAATGAGTGACGCCTCTAACGGAGAGACCCCAACAGTTGTAACAAAAAGCTCAAGGGCCTGCTGGTCTAACTTTCTAAAATCTATTTCTTGGTCTGACATTTCTGCCAGTTCAGAAAAAGTTTCAAGCCACCCTTGCAGCTCTTCATCCTCTGGATAGCCAAGCAACTTAGCCCTCTTTTGGATGTAGGCTTCCGTGTCGAGGCATAGATTGGGCTTAAGATTCTTCATTTTTTGGAAGCGGTCTACTGTCTGATATGATGCGTGCGTCAATCACTTCTGGAAGCTTTCTTGGTCGCTTGAGTAACTCGTTGGGGTCGCGACTCTTCCGGGGAAGCAAGTGCTCTCCAGCGAGACCAAGCTCACCGCCACTAAGGATGTCATAGGCTATAAGTCCGCGCATAAGGTCTTCAGGCTTCCTTGTGCGCTCAACTTTTGAGACGTGAAGGTCTCCCCCCTTGTCCCTTGTCTCCACAATCTTTACAGTCTCCCCCTTAATAACGTCAGCAATGCTTTCCGTTATCATGGAGTCGTCTACACCTACATCACGTAGGCGATCAAGGAGCTTTATGGAAGTCGTCAATCTTGCCCTCTACACGTTCTACTGCATCAACGATTGACTCAAGCTTGAGGCCAATAACCTCTTCCCTTGCAGCGATCTTGTCATCCACCATGTCGGAGACCTCGGCAGCGGAGATTCCACCACCAAGATTTCCAGACACAGTGCCAACACCACCAGCCAAGACGGCAAAAAGCAGACTTGTAGGTATAGATATACTGCTGCCTTTTACGGCTTCTACGGCTGAGTGAGTTGTCATTTAGTCGATCACATCGATTGCAAGCTTCATTACGATACGCATTGCACGCTTAGTGTATACGCGAAGCTCTTTCTTATTCATTGGCCGCTTACGCTTCTTGGCTTTGATTAAATCATCAGCAAGCTCATAAAGGTCGGCTGAGAGTTCTGCGACTTCGTCTTTCTTAAGTGCCATTTTATTCTTCTCCCTCTTCCAGCTTCTTTTTCTTTCTTGCTGGTAGTTTGTTTATGATAGCAGTTGCGAGTTGTAATATGACCAGTAAAATCTTCATTCTTCTATTAGCGTATAAGTGAATGTGCGCCAACCGCGCTCAGTTGTCTGTTTGCGGCAAATGTCCATAAAGTCATTGAAGTCTGACTCGTTAGCGAAAACCTGACACCCAGCAGACCACTTGTCAACCCTTGTTGATTGTTGACCAGCCTTGTGAATGTTGATTCCGAAGTACCCCTCCTCTTGAGAAGATACGTTCGCATCAAGAATATCATCCTTGTTTGGGTCGCGATAAACTTTCACAACACCGTTTCTTTGCGTAAGGGCGTCATATTTGCCCCTGTGCTTGCCTATCTTGTAAACGTTGCGGTACTGGCCAGGAACAAGGATGGCTGTGCCTGAAACCCTGCTGGGGTTGCTTAAATGGTATGAGCCTGGGTCACAGGTTGCCTTCCAAGTCCTCGTTATCCAGCCACTCTCATCTTTATAGACAACGCAAATGCGGTCATCAAAGCTGTTTGCCTCATGGTTCTTGCTTCTTATCCCGATGATATTCAGGTTATAAAGCCCACTCTCGAATACTGCGTATCCAAGGTCTGCGACTGCATCGAGTAAGTATGGTCTCATGCTACTTCTTTGATATTGCGGCCATTGCCTTTTCGGCTGAATCGCCAGCAATGTAAGCTAAGGCTAAGTACAGCCATTCCCGCGAAGTAATGTAACCACCAGGAAGTAGCCCAGTGCCAAGGACCAGAACAGACAACCTACGCCAAGACACACGCTTTTGAGAGCAGAACAGAGTGGTGAGAAATCCTTTCATTGTTTATCCTTAGAGAGGTAAGTATACGTTGCCTGCGACATCACGCATTTCAAAGTTGCTGCCTGCGACATTTGTGGCTGAAACTGCCCAGTTATCGCCAGTGTCTGTAGATGTAATAACATCACCATCAGAGCAGCCTACAACCCAAGTTGTCCCATCGGTGGCGATACATCGAGCATTACCATGTCCTCCAGGTAAGCTAGCACCATTGTGTTCAAGCGTTATTGATTTACCGCTTACATCAGCAGCCCAAAACTTAGAGTTGTAAGCAATGACTACCCTTCCACCGGCTGCGGCTATTCTGGTTTGCTGACCAAAGTTTTGAACTTGGCTCAATGTTGTTTCGGTTGACCAATCTGTCGTGTCTGATGATGCGGCAGAGAACATATCTCCCGTGCTTTTACACAAGGCTACCAGAGTATTGTTGGTATAAGCAAAACCTCTAATGTCTCCAGGGTCGCTACCGCCAGCATCTACGAGAGTGTGATGTAAGCTAAACGCCTGCCCATCGTTGGTGGATTTGTAGATACGATTTTCTTGGGCGAACCACCAAGTGCCAGCACCATCACTTATAAGTGCGTAAATCGCTTTACCTGAGTTAATGCTGGTTGCACCTGATATATCCACCTCAGACCACGATGCACCATCGGTAGACCTTAGTAGCTGATCACCATCATCGCCTGCCGCCATCCAAACGCCATTGCCCCACCATAGAACAAATACCCTCATGGTTATGTCATTACCATTGGACAGAGTTGTCACAAGCGTGTGGTTGTTTCCATTTGTCGGGTCGTCAGTATACTGAAGTTCATGTGTATTATTGTCAAGTGAGATTACCCAGCGTGGATTTCCATTCAGGGCATCCTTGCCATAGGCTAAGTGGAGTGGAGCTGTACCCCCTCCAGGGTATGGAGAGCTTGCCCCTTGCCACCCATCATAAGAGGACCAGCTTGTTAGGTCTGATGTTGCATAAGATATTTCTCTACTAAGGTGTATGCCCGCCCAAACTGTAGCGCCTGACGAAGGAGTAGTCATACCATTGATCTTCTCAATACTGCTCTTCGCAACATTGTTGACCTTCTCAATGTCGCCTGCTGCAACATTGTTAACTTTCTCGTAGTCACCCATCCTATGATACCTCTATGTAGTCTGGGCTCGGGCTGAAGTAGATTTTATCGGCTGTGACAGCCCAGCCAATCACTTGGACCAGGTCTCCGTCTGTCGATGGGGCAGTTTGAGTTGGTGGCCCCTCTGCTTCGGGCGCGTAGAGCCTTCCAGCTATTGTGTAACTTGGGAATGTTCCCGCATCGTGGATGAACCCTTGAAGAAGAAACTTGCCTACTGCATCGGCTGAAATATCATCAGCCGCCATCGCCACAGCAGGGATAGCTTCGGAGTTTCCGGCAGTCATATTTACTTTGTGCATCTTTGAATCAGCAGCCTTAAAGTAAACCACATCACCGCGATTAAGCGCCTCACCGGCAGTAAAGACCGCAGTAATCCCGCAAACGCTGTTGTCTGCAATCGCAGAGTCCAGGTTAATCGCCTTAAAGACATCAATGTTTTGGGAGGAATCAACCGTTAAAGCAGGTGTTGTGCCATGAGCAGTTCCGACACCGATTTCCAACGTGTCGGTGCCGTCATCAATGCCGATACGGTAATCTACAGCGTTACCGTCAAAGGCAAGCATGGTGTCTTCTGCGCCAGCATCGCCAATCGTAATCTTCGGAGTTGTTCCGCCTACGACTACATTCGCTGCGAAAGTAGTAATCTGAGCATCATCGATACTCATTGCAAGCTGGGTGCCCGAGCCATTGTCCGTCGAGATCTTGAACTTACCCTTACTGTCGTCTGAAGATCCAGAGTGAGCCCCTTCAACCGTTGCAAGGGCGTTGCCTGCATGGTCAGCAAAGATAATCTTGCTCTCAGCCTCGTCGGCTCCATGTTCGTTGTCAGTGTTTTGAATAACGAGAATGGGCTCAGAAGCGGCAGCATGTACAAGGGTAGATGGCGCGTTAGTTCCAATACCAAGGTAACCATTGGTGTGGAGCCGCATACGCTCTGCCGCAGCATCCGTACCATTAACCTTGGTAGAGAATGTCATCACCGATGTGCCTGTACCGTCTCCGCCACCTGCCTTCAGGAGAAGGTCACCACCATTCTGGTTAGCGCTACCTGTAGGGGCAGAGCCAGCAGAAATCGTAAGGTCACGACCGTCTGTACCTGAGCCCGTTTCGGCTACACTTAAGGTTGCGTCTTGCCCGTTACCATATGATACATCTCCACCAGTAACTATAAGGTCTGTACCTACGGTAACGGCAGCGTTAAATAGAGCAGCACCGGCTTCTGACATGTCAAGAGTCAGCGCGGTAATATCACTGGTATTATCTGTACCTTTGAAGATGATGTCAGCATCACCCGCCTGAGCATCAAGGGTAATGTTGCCGCTTGATGTAGCGATAGTAACTGCGGCGTCACCCGTGCTGATGTCATCTGCTGCACTTGACCCAGTGGCAACAGCGTCCCAAACAGCCTTAGATCCGTCCCACTTCAAGAACTGGCCAGAGCTTGGAGAGTCTTGACCGATCTTAGTGACGTGGCCAGAGCCATCAAAAGTAAATGCAGCAGTTCCGCCTGCCTCTTTAAGCGATCCGCCATCATCGATAATGATGTCACCAGCGACCTGCACATCACCAGCAGCCGTCACTTTTTGAGCTTCACTAATAGTCAACGCCGTTTGCAATCCAGAGTCGTTGTTTGTTGAAATAATCAACTGACCCTTCTCATCATCAGAACTGCCAACGTGGCTTACTTCAATCTGACCAAGCGCATTGTTGCCGTGGTCCTCAAAGATTATCTTTGACTCACAGCCGTTAGCGGTGTTCTCTGCTGTGTCGTTCTTCAGTGTGATGTAGGGGGCAGTGCTTTCCAACTGTAGCTGTGTGCCCGGTGTCTCTGTGCCCAGGCCCAGTTGGCTATTGAACAGAACCATGTCCGTATCTGTTCCAGAACGAAGATGGACCTTGCAGGCAGTAGAGTTAGTTCTACCAAGACGAATAGAGTCTGCCCCGTCATCGCCAATACGAATGTTGTTAGTAGCTTGAATCTTTAGAGATCCGGCAGTCGTCAAATGCGCAGTGCTTGTTGCAGTCGGCTGAAAGTGCATATCTCCGTCAACACTTAGAGTCTTTGCGGGAGATGCAGTACCAATACCAACACGCCCACTATCGCCCTCAACTACAAGCTTATTGGTGTCAACAATGAAATCATCGCCCGCATCGTCACCTAAATCAACCTGTACCGACGTTGCATCCTGAGATTCAATCGTACCTACAGTTATCGTCTTAGCGCCGAAGCCCGAAAAGTTTGGTGCCTTAAGTCCCATTACGCTGCTCCCCAAATATCAATGCGATAAGAAATCGTTTTCGGCCCAGATGCAGGAACTGGCTTCAAATAAATCTTGTAAACACCGCTATCATCGTGGGCTTCGTAATAAATAGGCTGGATTGGAACCTCTGGCTCAGTAAATGCACCGCTCGCCTCAAGAATCTTCTTGATATGCCCAGATGCACACGTACTTTCAGCACTTAAAATAGGAGTAACAGAAACCCCGTCTGTGTCATTCGTTACATGAATGCCAGCAATGTGACCTTTTTCATGCACCCCACTAATAGTAATAACAGTGCTGGTTCCTACGCTCGCTACTGTGCCTTCATGTCGGGTGATTACCCGTCGTACTGTTGGATGGGCTGATGACATATTCGCTCCTAAGATTTTCCTTTAGTTGTTTTCTTTGCTCCATCAGAAAGGAGCCCAGCAAGCCCGTCAGATGGCGAATCCGACGAGCCCACTGGTCGATCAGGCTTGCCTACACCAGGCCCTTTCTTCGCTTTTAGGGGCGTACCCCCCGACCGCTTCTTCTTCTTACCCTTGGCGCCAACCGAGGGAGATGAAGTCGCTGTAGGTCGGCTGGAATCAACAGACCCGCACTGTTGAGCTGCGGGAGATGTAGCAGAATCCTGTAGGTGGAAACCAAACGTTCCTAAAAACTCTACATCGTTTAATGCCTGCTCACGAGCAGCAGCAAGATAATCATCGACCGTACACAGGGGGAAGTTGCGGAGAGAAGAAAGCGCGACACGATTGGTCTTGCTCGCCTTCAACAACTGTGTGCACGCATATATACGAATAGCATCTCTGTTCAACTCAACAGGCATACCATTGTATGGCACACGCGCGCGCGCGAGGCAAGTATTTGATTGAAACTTTTTTGAAAAGCCATTTCAGACTTGGAAACTTTTTTGAAAAGCCGCTGCTGTACAGGGCATGACCTGATTGCACTTTCCCGCAGTGTTTCACCGCAGTGGATGTAAAACAAAATCTGAAACTGAGGAATCTATACGCGATGTCAGGGGAAGATATATTTATATGATGAGGGTAGGAGGCAAGTCGCAGTGGCTCTAACCCGTTCTGCACACATTGTCAAACGGCTTTACACTTTTTTTACATCTCCACGCGCTATCACGATTTGTCTATCTTGTCAACCCGT